TATCACTTTCTTTTTCTAATCATGACTCGTTCAACTGCACTTGGTATGCTCAAGGTTGGTAACACTGGAGATGAAATTCTTCAAATCCTAGATGTTATCGTTGCAGATATTGAGAGTGAAAAAACTATCAATGAGATTGCAGATTTGCTCTTCTGATTGATAGTAACTCTAAGGGGGGAAAATACACAAAATCCCCCTTTTTCTGCCCAAATATATAAAGATTGCCCTTTTTTTATATTAAAAAAGGTTTTTTTAATGTATTTGCGTTGTTTATATCGTTGTTGAGAATTGGTGTAATGTAGTTACTCAGCAGTGTATTTGGGGTGTCTTTGCAGTTACTTTATCGGTCATTTTATTCTCAATTAAATGTCTTAAATCCTGTGATTTTATGTGGTTCTAAATGTGTCTGAGAGTAGTGATCTTGGGCAGCAGTCTATCACGAACTCGCAGAAATGTCAAGACCCCCGTCATAAGTTTTTCTGGGGATTGACATTCAAAAAATATCAGTCTTTCTGATAAATAACAGGTGGAAGATTGACAATATCTCTCAGTTATTCTATACTTACAAAGTCACTACCAACGGAGTCAATCATGTCAGTTGTCTATCAGCAAGCACAGAAGCAACGTTATAGAATCACGTTAGATCTTGAAGTGATGGATGACTTTGACCCACACCAGATTGATTGGGAGCAGTTGTTTGAACTCCAAGGATCTGAGAGGTTGATTGACAGTTACGTAGAGGACCTGAGTAAACCTGTCAGGTGGTGATCTTCGTGGGTTGACAGTCACTCTCCTCCGTGCTATTATACGGGGGGGAGTAACACCGTGAACCACAGTGTTTATGCCGGTTTGTGTTATGGTGCGGTGTCGCGTTGCCCCCCGTATATAAAAACGACTAACTACCCTAACCTACAGAGGTGACAGATCGACCTCGATATATAATGCGAAGTTTGATTTCATTAGAGGAAAAAAAATTTCCCGCAAAAAATTTTTATGGATAAGGTTTATCACATTTACGCAAAGAAAGAGTGTTTATATAACAATCTTACTGAGGAACAATTTAATAATACATGGAACACCCTCAAGGGGATGGTTGGTCTAATGCAGACTGATTATCAACTTGAGGATTTATCATATGAAGAATGTAATCGCCCCCTTGGAGTACGTTCGGATAACACGAAAGAACCAGAGGGTTCAGATTCATATTGACATTATACATACCACATACTATAATTGAACTGAAGCAAATTCAAAGTTATGGCAAAAGGATTCACTGTTAAGGCAAATGCCCCTAAACCAAAGAAGAAAGAAGAGTGGGATATTGCAGCAATCAAAGAACGAATGAAGGGTAAGACAATTGTATTTTGTTTGCCCGGTCGAGGATGTTCTTTTACATTCTTGAAGAATTTTGTACAACTTTGTTTTGACATGGTACAGAATGGAATGAGTATTCAGATCAGTCAAGATTATTCATCCATGGTTAACTTTGCACGTTGTAAGTGTTTGGGTGCAAATGTACTGCGAGGTCCCAAGCAAATTCCTTGGGATGGCAAACTGAATTATGACTATCAGTTGTGGATTGACTCAGACATTGTATTTGATACAAACAAGTTTTGGCAGTTGTGTGACTTGGCAGTCAATGAAGAAGGAGAAGAGAAGGAAGTAGTTGCAGGATGGTATGCCACTGAAGATGGAGTCACAACATCTGTCGCACATTGGTTGGAAGAAGATGACTTCCGTAAGAATGGTGGAGTGATGAATCACGAAACTGTCGATTCCATTCAGAAACGACGTAAGCCATTTACTGTTGATTATACAGGATTTGGTTGGGTATTGATTAAGAAGGGAGTCTTTGAGAATCTGGAATACCCTTGGTTTGCACCTAAGATGCAAGTCTTTGAGAGTGGGAATGTCCAGGACATGTGTGGTGAGGATGTCTCATTCTGTCTTGATGCAAAGGAAGCAGGATTTGATATTTGGTGTGATCCTCGCATTCGTGTTGGGCACGAAAAAACTCGTGTTATTTGATTAATTGATTATAGGGAAGGTTAGAGTCCTTCCCACCTCGTGTCTCGTATTAAAGGAGTTAAAGTTATGGCAATTATGAAAGGTGGCACTTATGTAAAGAGTGCCCCGAAGAAAACTCGTCAAGGAAAGTCACAAAATACGTTGCTTTCTGCGACTTCTCGTAATAAAAAGAAAAAACGTTATCGTGGGCAAGGTCGGTGATTAAATAGTGCAGTTACATTAATTCATAATGGCTGCATTAATCTGTAACCTACCTTCAGTTGAAGTATGGGTAAGAAAAGAATATCTCACTGATCATCAATCTGGTCATGGTGAATTTGTAAAAGGCGTTTGGGTATCGTGTAAGTCGATACCTGGACGCACTTTTTATTTTGAGACATATTTGCCTGAATATGCGGCAATGTATGATAAACTACCTATCAGTGCATTTGTGTCTGCTCCAGAGGCACCTAGTCCCGATATGGACCTTCCTAACCTACAGTTCTGGAACTGTATGGATTATGGTGTAGTAGCAGTTACCAAGCAATTTATTGGTAGTATGGACTATGAATTGTATACAAGAGACTTTGGTATTCAGAAAGGCACTTATATCTGTACAATAGACAATTACCATCAGGATCCAGAAGTAGTTGATTATGCTACTAGTGAAAATCCTGCAGAACATAAGTCACATAACCTTATTGAGTTAGAGAATGGTCAATATGCACTGTATCCTAACAATAGAATGCGTATCTATGATAATAGTTTAACACCTGTCGAACCAAAACAACCAGATTTCAAGGTTTCAACT